ATCACGCTTTGTAAAGTCTTTTTGTATAAATAAGAACATGAAATACGATTAAATTATATTAGGATTGATGAGATGAATAGATTTATCATTGCTTTGTTTGCTTTGATTTTTGCGTCCTCGGTCGCACATGCACAAACAGAAGATAAGATAACGACGGATAATACCAGTAGAATTGACTCTGAGACTACAGTTAAATCTCCTCCACCGTCTGCTATTTCTCCCAATATCAATACCTCAAATTCTGATTTGTGTACGATTGGCGTTTCTGGCGCTGTTCAGACACAGATTTTAGGTCTGTCCGCTGGTAAGACTGTACGAGATATGAATTGTGAGAAGTTGAAGAATGCTAAAACGCTATATGATATGGGAATGAAAGTTGCTGCTGTATCTGTGATGTGTCAAGATAAACGAGTGTTTGATGCTATGATGCACGCCGGGACACCTTGCCCGTATGATGGTAAGATCGGAGTTGAAGCTAAGGCAGCGTGGCAAGACGATGAAGCGATGCAGCCAAAAGAAGAGAATACAGTTAGGAGTGTAATGGAAGATGATAGCACGATTACCCTTATTGGTGGCGGCATTGTTCTCGGCTTGCTTGCCGTTCTCAGCCTACTCTGAGACAAAGACTGCTACATCTGCAAATGCAGCAGATAATCAAACAGTATGGGATATGCAAACGATATTACCACCCGAAACAGGTCTTATCGTAAATCAAGTCCATTATAACTATACAGTAACAAAGGTTAGAGAAGACGACTTTACAGTAACGATTAAAAACGAAAGAGTTGGTGGCGGTCAAAATATATTTGAAAGCACCGATGATTGGTCTGGATTAGATGGCAACACGATTGATAAGAATCTACCTGTTGCAAATCTACCAAGAGAGATATGGGGTGATGGTAGTCTGAATACAACTGGAGAAGGAACAGTAACAGACGCTAATGTTCGCTACAGCTATATTTTTGACGACTGTCTTGACCCACTGACGAATCCGTTATGCCCACAAGATGAACCACCAGAATTGCCTGTAATTGTTAATCCGTTTGATACAGATGAAGTTCAAAACGCTCTTGCAGATAAAGCGGATGTAGATGATGAAGATGATGAACGTAAAGATGATGAAGAGAATAGTTTAGAGGACAAGGAAAAGAGAAGACAATTAGCACAAGAGAACAATCCACTACTAAACAATGCAGCACAGCTTGCTGCTTTGTTTGATCAAATGTCTCTTGTTCCACAATTTGATTCGTATTATGCTGCTGATATACAAGGCGGCACCTATGAAGAAACTATTGAGTTAAAAGATGGTACATTACCTGATAACAGAAGGGCAATGAGAAGCCTCGCTAAAGACCAAAAGTTTGAAACAATCATTAGGTCACAATACGACAAATAGGAGATAAGAACATGGCTAAGAGAACGATAGGTTATTTTTTAGCAATCGTTGGAGCAGTATTTGCAAGTCAAGCACTCGCAAACGAAAATGCGCCAATCACAGGAACAGTAGAGTCTAAGTGTGTAATCTTTACTGAAACACAAGGTGTATATGGTACACCACTTGCAAGCAGACTTTCTACTGCTGCGACAGATGGTGGTGTTCAACCAATCATTCGTTATGATGTAGCACTTGCTGATGCGTTTAAAGGAAAAATAACATTTCCAAGTGAATTTTCAAGTTCGCCAAGCCTAACAGATACTCAAACATTCACAGGGAATGTCGAAGTTCATAGTGTATCTGATGTTGGGATGGCAGACTACGACACTAACAAAACAACATTCAACAACACTCACGAATATGATTTGACAGTTGCTGGTACAACTAAGTTCAAAATCTCTTCACAGGTAGACTATGGTAACAGTAAGGCATTTCCTGCTGGTACATATACAACACTCGTAAATGCGGAGTGCATTGCAAAGTAAGGTAGGATATTATGAGAATTGTAATTTTAGCAGCAGCGTTATTGTTTTCCTTTAGCGCTGCTGCCCATGAAATGACACCGGCATATTTGAAGATTAAACAATCTGAAGTGACTGATGTATATGCTACAGAGATTAAGATGTATAACAGAAGAAGTGATGTTGATTACTATCAGATATCTGTGTTCGATGGCGAGTGGAATAAACTTCCATTTGCATCATTTCAACGACTATTCAAACTTCCTTATACGAAAAGAAAAACGATTAAAGTATATTTTCAAAAAGAAGTTGTTGATAAAGTCGTATATGTTTGTACAAAATCTAAGTTGTATAAGGGAGCAGGCACATTCGTATCCTCAAGAATATGCTCTAAAGTGAAACGATGAAATACATTACGGTCTTATTTGTATTGCTATTGAGTTCTAACGCATATGGTCAGTCTTTGAATTTGAGTATACCAAGTGCGCCAAGCAACTTCGGAAGCGATAGATTTCGTGCTGGTGATTTAGATTGTCAAAATTCTATTGGCTCTGCAACAAATCTTGAGTTCGGTGTTACAGGCATTCAAAGAGGTGACCCACAATTTGATAACAGTTCGCCAGACGTTGGTGTATATGCTAGAATTGTCATACCACTTGGCGCAAGACCAAAATCAAGAATAAACTGTAATACGCTCTATCAACTAGAACTATCAAAGAAACGATTAGAAGTACTCAGACTTGAGAGGGAACTGAATCAACTAAAAGCATTGCAGTTTGAGGACTAGGAGAGAATAATGGCAGAAGTAGAAATTGCTGGTATGAAGTTGAAAGGGGGCAAGATGATGGTCCTCTTTACAGTTCTGTCTACTCTTGCTGGTGGTCTATGGGCTGGCTTTGAGTTCTACAAAGACTATATGGACATGAAAGAGATTGTTGAGAACATCGACATACAAGCCATCAAAGCAGACAACGCTCTTGTAGTAACAAAACTAGAAGAAGCTATAGACTATACCAGAGATATCAAACAAGGGTTGAAAGATGATATCATTCGTATGGAAAAGGTAACGGATGATACCAACCGTCGAATGAAAGTTCTTCAGAGAGATATTGACCTTCGTATGAGAGAACTATCAGACCTTTCTCGTGAGTCTGAGAAGGATGCTAGAGACACTATGCGTGAAACAGAGGATCGTATAGACGGTAAGATGGAAAAGTTAGATGCGAGTCTAAGAAAGACCCTTCAAGAAGCACTTGACAATCCTCTAACAAAATAAATTTGAAAAAAGTTTTGTTCTGAATACATTTTGTGTATAAATAATACACTAGGGTGCGTGTTAGTGTATTCAAAGGAGTACAAGAGGCAAGTGTTAAGATCAAGTCGATCCAAAGCAAGGAAAAGTCGTTGTCGCCCATATGGGCCGCTGGGGTTGCGTTCGACCACGTTACTAGGGAAATAAAAAGCCGCCTCGTAAGAAGCGGCTTTTTTTATGTCTCATCGTCAATTGAAAGTGGTGGTATCGCACGAGTGAAGAAGTTAGGAGTCATACCATCAAATCCCTTACCAAGATTTAACCCTCTACATACCTCATTTGCTCGCCTTCGACTTTTGAAAGTCATTATGACGGTTTGTTCGTTTTCTATTAACGCATACTCATCCTCTTTGCGTTCTACTTTGTACGACATTATGCAAAACTAGCCTTCCATATATTTTTACCATACTTTTTAGGAAGGGTCGAGTCTTTCTCTTCTTCATCCCATCGTTCACCATATGCACTATTGCTCATAACTGGTGTATCGTCTACCATACCATCTTGTGCTGATTGCTCTACATTGTAGAACCTCATTCTCGAACGGTCGATACCAATCACAAAACGCTTGTTCGAATTTGGATCGCCCCATCGATTTTTCAACTGCTTAATCATAATCTGACCAAGTTGTTCTAGTTCTTCAGTAGCAATCAGAGCGACCATAAAGTCAGCGGTAGCAGGCAGACCAAACGATTCAGAAGTATCTATCTTCAAGACCAACATCAGAACTACTAAAGCCAGAGCGTGTAGTCTGAGTAGCAGATACAATAGGAACATCATACTCTACAGCAAGACCACGAAGTTCTTCAGCGATGGACTTGATTAGTGTGTACGAGTTTGCCATAGCATTTGCTTTGATACGACTGCTTGTACAGATGTTCAGATAATCAATATAGATGATATCTGGTGTGAAGTTCTTCTTGAGTTTCAGTTCGTTCAGTAGATGACGAAAATGACCTGACCCAGCAGATGCAGTCGGATATTCTTTGACAATCAATTTACCTGGAGTTTTCGTCTTCAGTCGATTGACTTTCTTTTCAAAAACATCTTTTGGCATCATATGAATTTCATCAATAGAAGCATCAAGCAGATTTGCATCGATGCGTTCAGCAATTCGTTCTTCAGCCATTTCTAGTGTAATATACAATACGTTCTTACCATGCATGAGATTACTCGCAGCAAAATGGCACATAGCAAGAGACTTACCCACGCCAGTACCAGCAAGAATGATATTGAGAGATTTACGAGGAAGACCACCCTTCGTAATGGTATTTAGCAGTTCGATATCAAACTCAATTCTTGCTTCTTTACGATGATAGAATTCATATCGTTCATCAACATTCTCAAGAAAATCATGCCCGACGCTATTGTCGAATGACACACCCAAAGCATCTTGAAGTAGCTTGGGTATAGAACCCTTGTCTAGCTTGCTATCATTGGAATCCATAACACCAATCGATGTACGAATCGCATTGTAGAGTGCTTTGTCTTGACAGAAGGTTTCTGTCTTATCAAGCAACCAATCTTCACTGTTCTTATCATCATATGATAGTTCATTGATTGTTTTAGAAACAACTTCGAACTGCTCTTCAGATACACTACGAGACTCTTCCAACGAAAGACGCAGAGCATCCTTCGTTGGTACAGAGTTGTAGTCTTTGATATAGGTATCAATAGTGCGATAGATTAGCTTGTTTTCTAAACTATCAAAATATTCTTCTTCTAAAAACGGTAATACTTTCCTCGTATATTCTTCATTATGTAATAAACTCCCTAGAATGAGAGGTTCAATCATGTAATATTCCTTTGTTTAT